GTGCCGTTGCTGGTTACGTCCCCGTCGGAGAACGCGGTCGTCGACACCTTTCTCCCGTTGGGGACGTTCGCCCCAGGCGCCCCGACAGCCGAGCCCGCGGCGAACGTTTTGTTGCCCAACGTGTTCGCGACGACATCGGCGTAGGTCGTCGGGTCGGATGGGAGGATGTGGATCTGGTTGGCGAAGGTGCTGATAAACACCAGCCCGTTGTCGAGCACGTCGTCTGAGACCTTGAACGTCATAGCGCAGCTACTCCACTATCTCCACCTCTATGTCGTCTGCAGACACGGTGGGGGCCTGATTGATGTTGACCGCGAAGTCCGTCGCAGCGGGCAGGACCGCGAACAGCGCTCTTGACGACAGTGCTTGCGATACACCGGTGCTGTACACACCCACACCACCGACTGGGCCTGAGATCTGCGATAGGATCTTGGTTCCTGCAGTGACGCCGGATCCGGTGACTGTGTCGCCCGAGGCGAGGACACCCGAGATCACCGAGGTGACAGTCAGCGTGCCGCCCGCGGAGCCCGCCGACAGGAAGCCGACGATCGACGCGTGGGCCGTGTTCTTAGAACCGATCGTGATCTCGATCAGCGTGTTGGGCGCGCCAGCGACCGAGGCAACCGGCTCGTAGAACCGTGAAGCGAACACGCGCGCGCCGATCGTCGCGCGCGGACCGCCGTCCCCGCCCGCGAATGCCTCGATGATAGCGTCCTGCACCAGCCCCAAGACGTTCGCGGGGATGGTCGGGTTGTCCTTCAGCCGGACCTTGAACAAAGTTGCGAGTGCGGATGGGCGCTGGAACAGCACCTGGTAGGCTGGATACGGCGGGTTGTAACCATTGGCCGTGTCAAAGACCGTGACCGAGGTGTTGCCCGTGTAGGCGCAGCCCGGAGCCTTCTTCGTCCAGATCGCGTGCGCGACGTCCTCATCCGCACCACCGACCACTGCCACGTAGATCGAGTTCGAAAATATGAACTGACCACCGATCACCTGACCGACATTCTCAACGTTCTCGGTCACATACGCGTCGACCACGTCCTCGACGCTGAGCACGGCTCCGAGGACTGCAGGCAAGAAGCCCATGGCGTTCTGCGCTACCGACAACGAGCGGCGGCGCTCGAACGGCGCGCGCCCCTCCTCTTCTTGACCGAGGATGCCTTCTGCTAGATTGGTGATCCCGTCCCAGCCCGGGATCGACTGGTAGATCGTGTTGAGCGCGCCGACAGGACACGGGATCGGTCCCTCAACGGTGCACGCGAAGGATAGGGTAACCTGCCCGGAGGCAGGGATCGTGCCCGACCCAGTGCAGGTGTAGAGGTTGCCGTCGTCGGCCCGCGCGAGGGCGCCCGCCGGGATCTCCACATCGACAAGACCCGTGCAAAGCGCCTGTACGGTCGTCGGCAGCGCCGGCTTGCGCGTGATGAAGTAGATCCGCGCGATGCCGTCCTGGTAGCGGCCGATATTGTAGGCCGGGTCCATCTGGTTCGTCATGAACAAGAAGGTGTCGTTGACGTGCCCGATGACCGCCGTCTCCGACGACACGAGCTGCCCCTGCGGGGTGGAGTTGATCGCGGCGCCGCCGGTCGTCGTGAAGTTGAGGGCGCCGGCAAAAGCCAGCTGGTAGTCCTCCTTGACTCCTTCCAGGATGGCGGACTCGTCCGGCGCGACGAATCCCTTGGGGCCGAAGTCCGGCTGCGGAACGCTCGTCTTAACTGCCTCGGTGGTCATGCGATTCTCAGAAGTTGAACGGTGTGATGCTGTCGGCCGAGATGACGTGGACCTGTCCCGTCACAGCCCGGCCTGCGACCGACCTGATGAATGCGCGTGAGTCGAGCACTCCAGGAACGGTCTTCGCGGCGTCGGTGAAGAATGCCTTGAGCAGGGGGAGGGGTGGGGCCTTACCCATCACCTGATTCCAATATGGGACGCCCTGGGTTGTGTCGTAGTACAGCTCACCTTCAAACAGGCGTATAGCGGAGGCGGCGTCCTGCGCGCGGGCGTACGGCTCCTTCGCTACCGCGATGTTGCCGTCTGCCCCTACCACCAGGTCCCAGGTAACCGTATCGAGGAGGAGTGTGGAGGCCATCAGTCGCTCTCGTTGATCACAGCGAACACCTTCTCGGACGGACCGTCGACCGTCGAGACGGCGTGCGGCGCGTTCTTCTTACCCAGATCGATGCGGTTCGGGGTGACGTACACGCTGATGCCCTGCGCGTGCATCCGCACCTCGTCCTTCTTGATCGTGAACAGAGTCGTGCCCTTGTCGGGGCTGATCGTGATCATCCCGTTGTTGTCGAACAGGATATACATCTCCGGCTTCTCCTTGGACAGGACCGTCGAGATATACATGCCGTCCGCGTAGTTGTTCCTCCGCTTGGATCCGGGGTTGGACTGCTTCTTCTCCTTCTTGACGGCCGAGATGTCCCGGTCGGCAAAGATCACCATGCCGATGTCTCCGGGCTGCGGGTCCATGATGATCGCCTGCTTGCCCGAGGCGAGTCTGAAGTACGGGATGTTGTTCACGACCCCGTGCTTGGTCGCGCCGCCGTCACCGTCGACCATGTTGACAAGCGGCAGGACGTCAACGAAGCCGATGACCTCGACCGTACCGCCCTTGTCGTTGTCCTGCTGCTGCTGGCCGCCGCCCCCGCCAGCATCCGAGCCCTGCTTGCGCCGGAACTTCTTGACCTCCACGATCGTCGCTGTGCTCATGAGGTTCATGAGCTGCTTCGCGTGGAACTCAGTCCTCGCGAAGTCCGAGGTGGCGCTGACCCCGGTGTTCTGCGCTGCGTAACCTTTGCCTGCCATGTTTATTGCGGTCCTGCTGGGCCCTGGCCGGGGCGGATGCCCTCCAGGGTCATAAACCAATTCCCGCCCGGTGTCTCGGACTCCAGGTCGTACTCGATGCGGATGATCTCCCAGGTGCCGCAGGCGGGCGTGATGTCCGACTGCACGGTGAACGTGGTGCCGTACCTCACAGCCCGGCGGAACTCGGAGCGCACCAGCACACCGTACTGGGTAAACGCCGGGTACGAGACCATGCCGGTCTGCGGCGAGATGAACAAACCGCTGCTTCCTCGCGAACCTTTGGCAGGCCAGATCGCGAGGGTGTCGTCGTCGATCACCCAGGCGATGCCGGCTGTATTGGCCAGATCCTTTGCCATGTTGCGCGGTGACCCGGACAGGTAGGGGGAGTCCACCTTGACGTTGACACCGTGGTTCTCGAAGACCTTGACCGTGTCCATCTGCTTCTGGATCTTCTGCATCGCGGTACTGACATCGGTCGCGCCGGCGAAGCTGATCGGATCGACGGGCTTCGCCGCGTCGGTGAGGCCCGACTGCGCGACGATGTGGAAGGGGATCATCGGCGCGCCCTGGAAGTCCGGCCACGCCTGCACGATCGTCCCCTTGAACACGACCGACATCCCGTTGACGTCGTCACCCGCCTCGATCGTTATCGTGTTGCGCGGGATGATGGACACGGCCTGCCCGAAGGTCGAGAGCTGGTTCATGGTCGACAGCGTGAGGCCGTACACCAGCACGTCAGCGGCGCCCATGGTCACCCCGCCGGCCTTGCTGATACGTGCCGAGATGCGCAGTCCTTCTTCCGACAGCCCCTTGACCGACGCACCGTCGACAGCCAGGCGGATCTTGCGACGAACAAAGGTCATCAGGCGATCCCCATGCGGTCGAGATCCTCGACGCTGAGGTAGGCGAGCACGAACCGCGCAGCGTTGGTCGGGCCGAGGCCCTTGTAGTCAGGGTCGGACTCGCCGCGGTTGTCGATGAAGCAGAAGTCGCCGATGAAGCCGCGGTAGAGCTCACGCACGATGCGGTTCCTGTCGCGCGCGACCACACCCGCGACGACCAGCACGCTGTCGACGCTGACGTCGACGAACAGTCCGTAGAACTTCTGGTAGATCTTGAGCGTGCAGAACTGATCCGCCAGGTTCGCGTTGACGATCTGCGATGGCGTGGGCTGCAGGGGAACAAGGAGCATGCTTTTTCTGCTCGACCGCTAGGTGGCGGTCGCCTCCGCCTGGGTCGCAGTGGGGGCGATCGGGTCGACGGTGCCGCCGTGCGCGGGGTCGGCACCTGACGGTGCGTTGGTGTTTGACAGGGTACCTGAGTTCTGCACCCGGACCTCCTGCAGGAGGACGTCGACCAGGATCAGGCCGACACCGTTTGTCGTCGTGCGCCGGTAGTCCCAACGCGCCACGTTGCCGCGGCGGTACACGACCTCAGGGGAAACGACACTGTAGAACTCGAGGGTGGGGAGGATCGCCGCGATCGACTGCAGGAACTGCGCGCGATCAGACTCGGATCCGCCTCGCGCGAACTGCACTCGCGCCTCGTACGGCCGCGCGACCTTGTTGAACGACTCGAACGAGCCGCGCTCCAGCGGGTAGTCGGCGATGACCTCCTCGGCCTTGAAGTCGAAGGCCGTCACGGTGTCGGCGGCGACCACGTTCTGCCCACCCAGGTAGATACCCCACTGCGGTCGCAGGCCGGCGCCGAAGCCTGACGTCTCGTCCTGGTCGATGAACTCCGGCAGGAGGAGGGCAGGAACGGAGGGGTCCCGCACGAGCGGCGGGACACCTGGCGCGATGGGTACGACTGGGAACGCCATGCTAATTTGGCCCGTAGTTCGCCTGGTTCATCTGCGTGGATCG